TTATGTAGCAAATGAGCCTTTTATACATAGGTAACGAAAAAAGGTGATACAAAAATTTGCAATATTCGTAAAAAAGCGTACCTTTGCACCGCAATTAAGGCTGGTTCCGTAGCTCAGCTGGATAGAGCAACGCCCTTCTAAGGCGTGGGTCTTGCGTTCGAATCGCAACGGAATCACAAGGAAAAATGCTAATAGGTTCATTGACAACTTGTTAGCATTTTCTTTTTATGCTATCTGCACAACATTTGCACAACTTGCGAATAGGGAAAGAAAAAGCCGGGGAATAATTCCGGCTATATTGTTGTTTTAACCCCACCGCTGATTTTGGGAGTTGGGTCGTATTCTGCTTTTTGTCTTCGTTTCTCGTCCTCGTCTTTAAGGTACTTGTTCCTTATCTCTTTGATGTCATTCGTCATTCCCCATACCTTGAAGAAGAGGATGATTTGCAGTACTCCGAATATTAGGAGTATGATGGTTAGAAAGTCAATCATAGTCTATTTATTTATTAAATGCTTTTCCTATTCTTTTTCCAACGACAGCCCCTTTCTGGAATTGGCAATTCTTGGAATCTACAATCATTACACCCTTTAATCCAGAAACTCCTTCTTTCTTCGCTTCATCAAGAAATTGCGAAGCAAGGAAATCATATCCGCTTTCTGATGTGGCATCAATCGCTATAATAAGAAAACCATTATCCGTAACTGTTGCCTTTACGCATGTAAATCCGGTAATTGTTTCAATGTACTTATCCGCACCCGTGACTTGGTTTTCAGATTTTGAATTTTCTTTATTCTTGATTTGGCTATTTACTGATGATGTAATTTCTTGGGAAAATTTTAGCGTATGCGCTGTTTTGTCTATTGGGGCATTTGCGAATGTTAACCCACAAAAAAACGAGTCATTATTAAAATAGATGGCTAAATTATCCTTTGCCCAACATGTGTATTTCTTGTGTAAATGTTCCTTATCTCCTATTACGCAACTACTTGAAATCAAATCACCAAATTCCAGTTTTAAGTCTTTTAGTAAACTTTCATCTCTTGATTCTGGCAAAGAAACCATGCTATTTCTAAATATAAATGAAACATTATGTATTTTTCCATTCATAGGGAGGGCTGGAAGAATCAATGCTTTGTAATATCCAGTTGGGAATTTGAATGTATAATAATAGAAATCATCCTTTTTGCTAACGTTTGTAGAATCGGGATTTAAACTTAACTTTTCGAGATGACTGTTTATCTCATCTTTTGTCATGCCAAATCTTATACCACATGGGATTGTTTCGATAGTTTCTTGGGCTTGTTCTGCTTCACTAAGCATTGTGTAACATTTCTGTATGTTTGCGTTTTGATTTTCACAACCTATACAAGCAATGGAAAATGCTAATATAAATAGATATTTTTTCATTATATTGATATTAATTGAGTTCTCTAACTAAAATCTCTTCACTGCTCCCAATACTTGAAATATAGTCCTAATCATTTTTACTGGAAGTTGTTGGGGGGAATATTCCGGCGACTTGTTTGAAGGAATAAGGGTGTAAAAATCATCTGTTTTTCCCGCTCCCAGCCTTTTTATAGTGCGCATATCGTTTTTTGTAACGATTGCATACACTTCTCCGAGCGGAAGAAAGGATTTATCTTCAATCTTCTTCAAAGCTATTATATCTCCGTGATTAATTTCTGGTTCCATAGAATGACCTGTAACATTGCACCAGCAATCCGCATTATTGTATTTTTGAAAATCTATCAAATATTCTGGGTTTACAGTTTGGTCGTTCAGAACTAAATCAAATCCACCGATAAAATCCACATTGTAATATGGCACTCCTTTTGTGTAATTGATTTTTGGCTGTTTAGTGTCGTCAAGGCTTGGCTCCATTAAAACATCTGTTTTTTCTTTTGTGTATTCATATAGTTTTCGAGACAACATATCTCCTTCCCCGGTAAGAAGCCAGTTTGCATTTACATCTGGGAATTTTGATAATATTTTGTTTAGCACATTTTTACCAGCACCACGAGACACCCAATTACTTATTGTTTGTGGTCTTTCCTCCATTTTCCTTGCAAAATCAGCTTTTGATTCGCAGAAATGAGAAATAATATCAGAAATTCTTTCACCTTCTGTTTTCATGTAAACAACAATGTGTATATTTGCATCAAAATCAAGTTGCGGGTGATTTTGACTAATAAGTTTAACTGTTCCCGTTAAGGGACTATATAGGCGACTAAACTTCAAACCGCAACTTTGGAGTTGGTCGCTTTAGCTTTCAGATATGAATATAATTAAATTCCTTATCAGAGCTATTTCTATGAGAAAAAAGTATTTCAAAGAAATAAAAGACCCTTTTGAAGAATCAAACAACCTCATTGACAACGCAAAAGAATCATACTTCAAGATTATGGAGGAAGATGAGCGCGTTATCAGAGAAAGAACCAATTCTTCCGAATCTAATCTTTAGTTTATTTTTGAATGTATTGTCAAACAATTCATTTCCATATTTTGATTCAAGTCCTTTCAACTGGTTAATAATATAATCTATATCTTCTTTATTTTTAGTCTTTTCTGTGGTGTCAATCATCATGTAAATAGATTGCCTTATATCTGCTATATTGTTTAATTCGACAGCCATGTGAAGTAATCTCATTTCTATGTACATCATAGTTTTTGCTGTATGAATTACATGATGGTCGCTTATATCCTGCAATTTTTCTTCTATCTCATTTTTTAGGTCGTTTTTTAACCCAAAAATGTTATACCCAACCATCACTGCTAATGAGCCTACAACGAAAGAAAGAAAAGCAATCATAGAATCGAATAGAGTCCATGTCACAGGCTCGTATTTGCATAACCATAGTAATATAGCAATAGTACTCAATACAAGTGCTATCCACGATACATAGTTTATATTTTCTTTCTTCATATTATAATAAGGTATAAATCACCTCAATAGTTAAACAATGTTTATATACACATATATGTTTATATATTATTTGCGACATACACAAATATGTGTATCTTTGCATCATCATTCAATCACGTAGCAAAGATAAACTAAATGATTGATGATACAAATAGTATAAACATATTAAATCACACGATTATGAGCACGAAGAGTTTTTTACATGAAGTTATGAGCCTTGCATGGCAGTTCGTTCGCAAGAACGGTTTCACGATGTCAGAAGCATTAAAGTGCGCTTGGGCTAACATGAAATTGAAATTGCAGATGAAAAGCAAGATTGTGAAATTCTACTTTCAAAAGGTGGACGGTTCTGTGAGAGAAGCCTACGGTACACTAAATGAAAAGTTGATGCCTGCCATTGCTGGTACTGACAACAGAAAGAAGAACGACACCGTTCAAACTTACTATGATACTGAACGCCAAGAGTTCAGATGCTTTAAGAAAGCTAACCTTTTAAAAATCGCCTGATATGAGAAACTATAGAGTATGTGACAGTATAGAAGCCTACGGGCTTGAAAAGGCTTTGGATAAGGCTTATATGGACCTTGATAGAGTTGATAAGATGTCTGACACAGAGGCTTGTACTTTCTGTAATACCGATACCAAAGAAGAAGCCTTAGAGGTTATTCAAGAAGAGATTGATTACATAGAGTTTCAACTTGATAGAATAGCAGTATGATAGAGGCATTGATAGTATTAGGCTGCTTGTATGCAAGTTATAGGCTTTTCAGAAAGCCGGGCGAGAAGTTCTTTTACGATGATTAATCACACGATTATATCACGCACGACAGCCCTATTGACAGCTAAAGACTGGCATCCGATAGCGAGAATCGGGTAGGGTACTATTGATTGGTTCTTTGATAAGTCTGTGAAAGCAATTACGGTGTAATTCATAAGCCGTTTTTGCCAACCAAAGATAACGAACGCACATAAGCAAGTTGGGGCTTGCGAGCTGTGCAATGTTTAACAATTAATAGATGTGTAACCATAGTCTTTGAGGTGTAAGTAATGACGGATTAGGCGGCCGACACGCACATCGACAATATAGCCCTATTGACAGCTAAAGACTGACATCCGATAGCGAGAATCGGGTAGGGTACACAACCGCAGCAAAGGTTAGTGCTACTATCGTACTAAAAGCCACGGGCAAAGCGAAGTGCGCACCGCTTTACCTCATCCTTGTACGGGCGGTAAAATTTAAAATCACACGATTATGGGAAAAAGTATGTATAAATCACGTATGCCATATATAGGTATGCCGGTTAAGTGTAAACATCCCGGATGGGAAAGCAAGATTGGGGCGATTTGCGCCATCAATGGGGATAAAGTAATGGTAGAGTTCGGAAAGCACGATTTTGTAGAATTCTATAGTGATGAACTGGTTGCAATGACGATGTTATGAAGATAATTATGTTCTCTTTTTCGTTGCTTGTACTGCTTTGTATGACAATGATATTATGTAATTCCATAATAAAGGATGGCCCTTTGTACATGACGGGAATCGTGTTGACATCTGCAATGTTTATTTTGTCTGTTATACTTGCAGTGATAACCGGCATGGAGTTACATGAAAAGTGTTAGTATAAACTGTTTTGTCGTGTTTTATTTTGTGTTTGTACTGGGTGTGCCGTCTGTGAAGATAGCGCACCTTTCTTATTGGGGCGTTCGGTGTAATGGTTAACACACCTCATTGGAGGAGACTGGCGGTTCGAGTCCGTCAACGCCCACCAATCATTCTAATATAACATTTATGGAAAAAGTAGAAAGTAAAGAGAAAATGAGAAACATGAAGAGAGGAGCCACGATAGAGCTGCCTATATCTTCACTTGAGACAATCCGCAACAACGTATCACTTCTAAATGCCAAGCATCTTCTTGAGGGTAAAAAATGGACTTCAAAGTCTTATCCGAAAAAAGGTATTGTCGTTGTAAAAAGGGAGTCATAGTCATCTAACTCACACGATTATGGAACGGGTATTCACAGAACTCACCCCTGAATGCGAGATTACAGCACGGATGTATGCACAAGGGTATGAGAAAAAGGAAATCGCCAATTTTAAATGCCGGGCGGTTAGCACGATTAATAACCAATTGCAAAAGGCTTTTGAAATATTGCATGTACGGAATGGGAGAGAACTTGCAACAATGCTTTATGAACGGATAGCCGGTGTGAGGCTCACGATGGATTTTTCGCCTATAGTCCGTGTGTCCGTCGCATGTTGCTTACTGTGTATATTTTCTTTGTCACTTTACCACGAACAAGGTGATATGAGGAGGTTACGAAGATTTAGAATTGAACATATAGAAAGGGTAAGAGAATGAACATGGAGGATATTTTAAATAGTGGTGCCAATGTTACTTTGACAATAAAGTCCACTGATTTGAAAGAGTTCGCAGAACATCTTGTAAAAAAGACTGTGAGAAGTATTAGAGACTCTTTCATCAGACCGGAAGAGGACTACTTAACCATTAAAGAGGCAAGTCAGATTCTACATACCGATAAGTCAACCTTATGGAGATGGCATAAAATTGGATATTTATGCAGGTTGGAAATAGGAGGTAAGAGATTGTACCGAAAAAGTGATGTAGATGCTATTCTACAGAAAGAGAATAATTAACCCTTTAAATTTTACTATTATGAGTAATGAGAAAGATTTAGTATTAAGAGATTCTGCATTTGAAATCCAAACAGCGGATTTAAGTAAGAATGAACTTCCTTCTTTGGAAGATGCGCAGGAGTTGCCAATAGATTTGTGTGGCAACTACTGGACGCCTGAACATGCTGGTGAGTTCAAGAAAATGTTTTTTGTGGAAATCAAACCACAAAAGGTCTTGAGTGCAACTAATCCGGACGAACTGATTGATTTGGATTGTGCCACATTTCTTGAAAAGACAGTAAACGGTACTGTTCAGACAGTGACAAACGGTTCCCGTAGGTTGGTTGGTATTCTGGAACAATATTTAGAAAACGGTTCTCTCAAAAGTGGTATGCCTCTTAAAATTACCTACATGGGTAAGAAAAAGAATAAGACCAATAATTTTCAGTCTGACAATTGGTCTGTAAGACCTCTTCGTCTTAACCTACCTGTTGCCGGATGATGGAGGATTTTAATATTGATGATTTTTCAGAGGGGGAAGAACTTAACCCCTCTGCCTATAATCCGGAAGATTATCCTACCAAAGAAACTGTTTTGGATTTTATCGCCTTGAACTGTAATGAGCCTCCTGTCAATATTGACCTGATGGAATTGAGTGTTAATGGAAGTGTAAAACGTGACCCTATGGAAATGTATCTTCAAAGTAAGTATATTTCTTCCTCTAATTTGAAAAATGCTCTTAAAACACCGCGCTCTTTCTATTATGATTGGGAACGGGTTTTTGAGGAGAAAGAGAAGCCTCACTTTCAATTAGGAACCTTTGCCCACATGGCATTTCTGGAACCACGTCTATTTGAACTTGTAAAAGTAGAGCCTAATTGTAATCAGGCGTCCAAAGAAGGGGTGTTAGCTATGATTCGGTATTATAATGAACTATTAGCGAAAGAAGCAGGCTATGTGAAAGAGGTTGAAGATGATATTCCTTCCGTTAATTGGAATTTCAATGTTTTAAAAGAATACCGGGATAGATTGAGACAAACCTGCATTGATTTGGGGTATTCTTTCATCAGCGAAGAAATGAGCATGATTATTAATGCTCTGAAAAGGAACTACTACTGGTATGGTGGTGGTATCATACAGCAGCTTTTAAAAGGTGCTTGTTCGGAAGTTTCTTTTTATGGACGAGACAAGGAAACCCAACTTGATGTAAGGGTTCGACCGGATTATTTCAATATAGAAGAGAATATCGGTGTGAATGCCGTAATCTCTTTTAAGACCACACGTGCCGATGACCTTGGTAAGTTCTACTACGATTGTGCCAAACTCAAGTACGAGCTCTCAGAAGGTATGTATCAGGAAGTAATGAGCAGTATTACCGGGCGAAAATTCAATGTAACTATAATGATTATGTTGCAGACGGTAGAGCCTTATGATGTAGCCGTTCTCTTCTGGTCTCCCGATGATTTGGCAAATGGGAAATATAAGTATCACTACGCTCTTTCGATTGTTAAAGATTGCTTTGAAAAGAAATGGTTTCCCGGCTATGATGCCAAGGCAGAAGAAGGTGCCCGTGGTATTATCGACATGCAGCTTCCTGAATGGAGCCATAAACTGCTTCATCCGGTGGTCATTGATGATTTTGAATGAATGGAACTGTGCAAAACCGATATTCAAACGATAGAGCGTCTTCTTAGGCAATGTTCTGAAAGAATAGAGAAGTATGCGCCTAAGACTTCCCCCGCTCAAGATTTATGCAGGCGTTGCAAGAAAATGATTAAACGAATAAACAATAAGAAATGACAGATTTAAAAGATTATTTGCCGGATGAAATAATATTCAAATTACCGACAACAGTAAAATTCCCCGAAGTGATTTTTCCTGATTGCATTTGCATGGATGATGTGAAGAAAAAACTTTCGGAACATTTTGTAACCATCCAAGAAAAGGATGTAATTGCTAACCGGGCTTTTAATCGAAATGCGTATGAAAAATATGAATATTCCTGCTTTTAAGTATTGGCTCCGGATACATGGCTACCGTTTGGAGTGGTTCGGTACGGGGACAAAGAGTAATCCTATTAAGGTTAAATCAAAAAGGAAATGAAACGAAGAATAAGAAAAAAGATGCTGAAATAACCATATAGATACAAGTTGCATCAGTATTTGAAGTATGCCCCCAATGGTGTTGCGCTTTGGCGTATAAAGGGGATATATACACCTTGAAAGATGATGGTAGAATTGTAAAGGAGAACAATTGTTTATGAAACGCCTAATTGATGCTATAATAAAGAAATGGTTCTGCTGCCATGAGTGGGAATTCTTATTTGAAAGGAAAGTAGAAGTTGTTGATGATTGGGGCGATAGCAGTTGGTACACCGTACGTCACTACTTCTGCAAGAAGTGTGGTAAATACAAGAAAATTAAAAGTCATTGATATGAAACAGACGGTAGAAGAAGCTGCATGGCAAGAGCTTATGTCAAGCTATGCAATAGTGGTTAAAGGTGAGTTTGCATATCAGCAACAAGCAATGCTAAACATGTTCAGAAAAGGTGTCGAATGGCAGGCAAAGCAAGCACCTTGGATAAGCGTAGAGGATGCAATACCAAACAAACAAGCAAAAGGCATGTGTCAAGTGAAATATGCTGATGGTAGTATTGAAGAAATGGCAATGCGAGAAGTGAATAAATGGATATACCCCTACATCAAGACTGGATATGTCACTCATTGGAGACCTATTCAATCTTTCGATGAGATACTCGAAGCCAACAAGGATGTACTGGAACGGATTAAGGAGAAAGGAGATTGAATAATGTCAAGAGGGAAAATATTAAAGCTATCAGATATGAAAGACATGCACGGCTCTATTACTTTGGAATATACCGGGATTCTTTATGCTGGTGTAGATAGGGAAAAGAAGCTCCGTGAATTGGCAAAAGTTAATCCGCAGGAGTATTGTCTTGCATTGGGTGTGAATGATGATAGTGAAATTTTCAAAGACATTTCGTCGGGTTCCTTAGTGTCGCCGATGAAATTTTTTAAGAAACTGAAAAGAGAATAACCATGGATGCAGAATTTAAAAACAAGAAAGAGGTGGTCTTTGACGGGAAAGACCTTATATTCAACGTGGACGGGATACAAGCGTATACTGCTGGAAGGTTTGATTGAAGAGCACAACAAGCGCTCCTGGTGGGAACGGGCAGAAAGGATTGAACTTAAAACAGAGGAGTGAGAATGGACCTGAGAATAATAGATTTTCCGGAATACCCGTGGAAGACCTTGAATGTGCATAAGGACTTTAGTTACACGTTCAACATCAGTCCGGGAAAGAAAATAGAGGGGGATTTGTTCGATTCATCCAAGATGAAAGTTGTGTCCTACAATAAAAGCACTGATACGGGGAAATGGGTATATGGATTTCTCTCTTTTTTCTATACTGCCGGAAGGGACGAAAACGGACTTATCTTTACGGACAAGGCGAGAATATATTCTCCGGAAGACGGCTGCTGTTACGACGTATGGGCTGAAACCGTTGGGCAGTTCACCGGACTGCGTGATAAAAACGGGAAAGAAATTTATGAAGGCGATATTATAAATTTCACTTTTTATTCCGACATGGCGGGACATGCTCATTTGGAAAATAGACCGGAAATAATTCGACCGCAAATAGTTGAGTTTTACGATTGTAGATTCGTCTTGCACGACTTTACGCTTGATAAAGAAAATGTAACGTATTTCACTTTTCATTTTTCGGATAAATTTAGGCATAGATATGAGATTGCAGGTAATATTTACGATAACCCCAATTTAATATAAGGAATAGATATGAAAACAGACCTCATTTTCTTTATTGCGATATTCATCATCGCAGTATTGTTCATCGGGCATTTCCGATTGACATTTTCGCCGTTCAGCATATCACTTCCTTATTGGCATAGAGCTTTAGGAGTAGTCCTTATTGTTGCAGGCTGTTTGGTTTACAATATAGGGGAGAATGTAGCCGGGTATAAGAAAGGGCTTGATAACGGCATGGAAATAGTCTTGAAACAATTGAAGAAACGGTATGAACGACCAGGTGATTGATAAAGAAAAGATATTGCCAATGGTTACAAAAAAAGGCTATCTTCCCAGACAGCCAATCTTTTTTATTAACCTTAATCTAATACTATGAAAAACACATTGCAAAGGTACGGATTTGTGGAAGTTATGCAAATTATGAGCCTTTGTTCAGCCATCTTATAACATGGTTTAGCAAGTGGATATATATGTTAACCATTAACGTAATAGATTTATAAAATTAACAAATAGCCAATGGATAGAAATAAAAATGTCTGGACTGATGCGAAATGCGCAGCCTTTCGAGTTGAGTTCCTTACCAGTCGTGAGGAACTCTTTTTGTATGCAAAAGCCATCTATTCCGCTATGATATGGGGTAGGGAGGTGAACGAGCAAAATCAGATTATTCAGGAAAAGAATAACTCTGTAAAATAAAAGAAAGAGCCAACCCACGCACGACCATGAATCAGCTCCTCACACGATTATGATGCAAATATACTATTTACTTTTAAAATAATCGTGTTATGGAGCTGGATTTTAATAAAATCATTCGTCTTAAAAAGATTCGTATTGAGAAATCAGAACTTTCAGAGGAAGAAAACGCCTTGACCGCCCCAATTTTGAAAGACAAAAGCCTTATCCATGAAATCTACAAGATATTCGTTGAGTTGCTGAATGAGAGAGGATGTCCACCGAATATTGACAGTGTAACCCAGCGGAAGAAGTTCATTTTCATTATCCTGTATCTGTTTTCTCCAAGCTCGCTTGCCGGTGGAAAAATGACAGCAGGGTTACGACCTGAATTAGCAAGGGTTCTTGGTGTTCAATCAGAATGTACCATTTCCGACAACTGTGCGGATGTCGTGTTTTTGTATCAGAACTATGGGGATTTCAGTGGGGATATAGAGTATCTTTACACCGAAATCGTAAATCGGTTAAGAATCAAAGGGCTAATCAATTAATGAGCCGGAGTTTAGTGCTCCGGCTTTTCTGTTCTCAAATGGTCAACAACACTTTGCAACCTATCTGCATCTTTAGGATTGAAAATAAATTCGTCAAAATCTCCATATGCACTTCGATGACCAAATATGTACTTAACAGCATGGATAATTCGTTTGAGTACATTTCTTTCGGGTTTTAAGTGTACGTTGCAATATACTTCCTTTTCATCCTCAAAATATGACATCACAATCTGATGTTCGATGCTGTTGCATTCACAAATAAAGAGTTCTTTTTTATCCATGGTTGTTTATAACATAGTTGCAACTTGCTTTTCTACGGCTGATTTAATAAAAGCGTTTATTGATATTCCAGCCTGTTGGGCGAGAATGGCAATTTTGCTATGTACCTCTGGGGAAATTCGTATGTTCAGGGAACCAGAATAACTTTTACGCGGTGTAATTCCGGCTTCCTTACAATATGCTATATAATCATCCACAGCTCCTTTAAAATCCTCTTTCAATTCAGATACAGTTTCACCTTCATACGAAATCATTGTATCTTTTGGCAAATCAAGGACTTTTCCAAATAGGCAATTATCTTCATCGCTTATCTCAATACTTCCTATGTAACCTTTGTAAGTCAATGTTTTCATATTAATTTATTTTTAGTCAGAAATTCAAATACTTGTTTCATTACATACCCTTTTACGATACTTCCTGGATGTGGCTTATGCGCAGTGTACGAGCTTTCCCCTTTTGCGAAAATGACACGTGACCCACTTGTTTTTCCTTTGTTATCTATCTTATATCCGAAAATGGAGAACAAGCGTACAAGCTCATCCCAATTAAAATCTTTTGGCTGGCTTTTAAAGCGTTCTATCAACTTCTCTTTTGTACCCATAATTTAATGGTTTATGCAAATGTAACTATTTTACAGTTGCAGAACAAGTGATTTACTGTTTTTCTTCAATCTCAGCCACAATTTTCTTTAGCTCCTCTATCGTATCGGCTTTGTAGAAGTTTTCTTTATACTGGATAAGGGCGGTGAGTTCACTATCTTCTCCTTTACAAGTGGAAGAGTTATTTGTTTCGTCTCGGAAGAAGTCAACTATATTGCAATCAATGGCGTCGGCTATCTCTTTCAACTTTTTGTAGGTGGGATTTCCTTGTAAGGTAAGAGTAAGAGTTACTCTATTTACACCCATCTTTTTTGCTACATCCTGAATGGTGTAGCCCTTTTCTTTAATGATGCTTTTTATATCCATTTCAAATGTATATTATAATAAACGGAACAAATATAATATGATAAAATCAATAATGCAATAAAAGTAGCTGTTTATTGCATCAAGAAGATTGATTTATTAATAAATATGTAATTGTATACCCTTACAATTGTGTTTTTGCTAATGTTTATTAAACAGCTACATTTTTATCTTTATTCTATTTGAAGTGTAATTATAAACCCATACATTTGCATCATCAAACAAGAAGTAATAACAATTAAAAGATATACGATTATGGCAGCATCAGTAATTAAACAAAGAACAATAGAGAAGTTCATCATGTCAGAGTTTGTACAAGGCAATTTGAACACAAAAGAACAAGTAAGCTGTATGCTCATTTTGATTCAAAAGAAGCTGGGTATGTCAGTAGAGCAAGCAAGTGACTTTATGAGAAACACAATTGGTATTAACGCTTAAATATACGATCATGGCAACAAAGAAGATTGATGAAAAGAAAACATTGAAGTATGCAGTAGCATTCTACTTCTGTACATCAGGTAAGATAAACTTCATGTTAGGCAATAAAATGTATCAGCATATAAATACTGTTTATGACCAAAGAGAAGATGGCAGAGGCTTCAATACCTGTGAAGTTGTTTATAACTACAAGGCTCAAAAGTACGAGGTTCTGAATGTAGATACAGAGATAGGCAACAAAGAGATTACGGTATTAAATAATTAATCAGCAGGGCGAAAGCCCTGCATAACCTATAAGAATATGAACCAGCAGAGTAAATATGTAGTTCGCGAATCAATTGAGTGTGGTTGCAAGGTTTATGGGGTAGTAAACACTGAAACAGGTAATCGTATCAATTATTTCGCAGATTATGAATTAGCCAAAGAGTTTGCAAGGCGTCAAAACAACGCGGCAAAGAAACGTATGGCAGATTGACTGAAGTTTAATCCGGTAGCTTTCGGGCTACCACAATATACACGATTATGAAAGCAGATTTAGTTTTAGTTATCAGCCCCGAAGCCCCATTGATGAAGCAACTGGGCAAGGTATTGGGTAAGATGGCAACCCCTTATGACTTCTCTACTATAGAGAGGGGTGAAAAGTACATCACCATACAACATGATGAAACTGGGCTTGTAGTGGCTTATACAAGTGAAGAAAAATTGAACGTAAAAATGAATTAAGAATGAAGAATGTATTAGAATCTTTGAAAGAAAGTGTCAAGAGTGGCAAAATCACAATCAGAGAGGCAGCTATAAAACTACATAAAGCAGGGTGGACGAGTTTTGTAGACGTGGATAAAACGAAACAATTACTTGAATTATGAACTCAATAAATGTAAACGGTTGCAGCGTATGCCAGTCCGGTAAAGAGAATTACACTACCTACACAACGAAGTTAGGCAGAAAGAGAGTGAGAATGTACCAGTACGACTACCGTACTGAAAGCGGTGAGTTGTTTTCTTGTTGTGCACCTACCTTAGAGCAGTGCAGAGAAAGACGGGACAAATGGCTTAGTTCACAACAATAGCCTGATTGTTGTGTATAACGATTGAAGATATTTCGTTATCTTTGGTTGTGGTAGTACCTTTGAATGAATAATAGTAGTTCAAAGGTATTTTTTATGCAAAGAGCCAAACTTGACATATCAAAAGTTATTCATAACGATGGACAGATAGAAGGGCTTCCTCGTAATCCTCGACTTATCAAGGATGCGAAGTTTAGAAAACTGTGCAAATCAATCAAGGAATTGCCGGAAATGACCGAAGCGAGAGATTTACTTGTCTATCCATATAAAGGGGAATATGTCGTTATTGGCGGGAATATGCGTTTACAAGCATATAAAAAGCTAAAATGGACAAAAGTGCCTTGTTGCATATTACCTGAAGATACACCGGTAGAAAAACTTTGTCAAATGATTATCCAAGATAATAATCCTTTTGGTGAAAACGATTGGGGATTGCTTGCGAACGAATGGGACAGCGAAGAATTGAATGATTGGGGATTTGACGTATGGCAGGAAGATAAAGATAGAAATAAACTTGCACCGAAGCAAGAAGCGGAAGAAAAGGATTGCCAACAAGAAGATGCCGACTTCTTTGCCATGATGCTGGGCGACAGGATATATGAGAGCAACAACGATTTCGACATACCGAACCTGCGTTTGGATGAGCAACCTGCACCCGGTTTGCTGCTGCCGTTCTCCGCATGGGGAGCTGACACGAGGTTGAGGAAAGACATCCAAACTTATCATTTCTACGTGGAGGATTACCGCTTTGAAGCGATATGGAAAGACCCTACGGTTGTTCTGAACAGTGGATGTTCTGCTGTTGTTGAACCTAACCTGTCATTGTTCGATACGACACCTGTAGCATATGGATTGCAGCAGATATACAAGAAACGTTGGATTGCCCGCTACTTCCAGGAGTGCGGCGTAAAGGTATATGCCGACCTCAATGTGGCGAAGAAATTCTACAAGTACAACCGCATGGGTATCCCAGAAGGTTACAATGCTTTTGCAACACGCGGCTATTCCGATAGACAGGAATACTTGAAGATTGAAATACAAATTGCCCGTGAAATATCAGGGAAAGATATTCCCAATATGATAGTTTACGGTGGCGGTGAGAAGATAAAGGAGCTTTGCGTGCAGAACAGTGTGATGTATGTGGAGCAGTTTATGGCAAACAGGGTGAAGAAAACCAAGAAAGGAGGTAATAATGGCTAAAACAGCAGGAGGAGTTAGAGGTGGCACCAGTGGCGGCAACTTTCAAGCATCAGTGTCAGTGACAAACAGGAATGGTAACACAAGGTGGCTGCAAAAGAATTTCAGGACTCAATCGCAAGCCGAGAAATGGATTGACAGGGTGGCTGAACGGTTTGACAGTCCGGCGAAGTCAGGATTTGCCACCACGGCAGCAATAGACCGAGACACAAAGCATGGCACCGAGTATGATATTTACAATCGTGATTTGGCACGTGAATTTGAAGTAAAAGATAAGCGTGAGTTCAGAGCAGGACGTGGTGGATATACAGGAAGTTCAACAAATAGGAGACGTAAAAGGAGATAGTTATGGCTAAGACAGCAGGAGGAGTAAGGAGCACAGGTACTTCCCGTCTTGGAAGTTCAAAAGTTATGTCTATGGCGCACAAACTCTATAAGCTCTATGGAGGTAAGATGTCTTTTACCGAAAGTATGAAGATGGCTTGGAAATCGCTTGGAGGTAGGGTTGACAGTACTGACTACAAAGCTTCCGGAAACAAGGCTTACCTTGACAGTATAAGAAAGCTTGGAGGAAACACACAGCAAGCCCGAAGAAGTTCGTATGATGATTTGAACATACCGGAATCAGCTTTCTACACAAATAACAAGAGGGGGCGTTTCGGAAGCAAGTTTGTGGGGGATTAAAGCATGGCTAAAACTTCCGGGGGTGTTCGCACATACCAGCAAGGTACTTCAACATACCGTAAACGGCAAGCAGAAGTTGAAGCAATGCGAGCCAGTGGGCGGTACTCCAGCGTGGAAATTGGGAAAGGTGGCGGGTATGTCGCAATAGAGAAGAGCCCAGCACGCCACAAGTCCGAAGAGCTGGAAGCGGCACGTATACTTGCGGACAAGGGGTATAAGGTAGTGCTGAAGAATGAAAGTGGGCAGGTAAGGACACCTGACGGACGTATCTTCTCAGCTTCTTTCGAGCAAAGGACACCAACAAAGGATGGAGCGAATACAATCAGGAACGCTCTTGACCATGCAAGAACAAAAAGAGCGGATGTTGCATTGATTTATTCAAAGGGAGGAGTTTTCACACGGCAGTCAGTTGAAAAAGGAATTGGTTTATATGAGGATGGCCATAGATATAGGTTCAAAAGAATTATAATAGTATCCGATAATGGCTATATACATAGGTATAAACATAACAAATAAAAACACGCGCGGTAGTACGAGCGTGTTTACCAGGGAGAGCAATGTCGTACAACATCATCAGACGGGGGCCACCCTTACTCCGACCCGTGCATCCTACGAGTGCAAAGGTACAAATAAAAATAGAAACAGCAAAAAATGATAAAAAGTGTAAAATCGAGCGTTAATCAAGCGTTATGGCAGGAGAATACGAACACATAAAGGGCAAAGGAAACCGCTTTTCAAGCACGAACCAGCCAGAGAATCGTGGCAGGAAGCCCAAACTATATACCATCGCCAAAAAAGCCTATAACGTGTCTCGTGAGGAATGGAATGAAGTGAAGATGTATTTACTCCAGTGTACTCCGCAAGAGATTGATAAGATAATTGGCAAGGAAGACACCCCTATGTGGGTACTCATCCTTGCTCGAGGATTGAAACGAAATGCGGCAAAAGGAATGACCGATGTATTGGATGGAATGGAAGACAGACTGTTCGGGCGTGCCCCAGTTGCATCGAATGAAGATGCTGATATTCCAACAGACATAGAGCATGGCATCAACATTGATTCCTGGATTAAAGACAAGCTGAAATGATAGTACCTCAAGAAATTTACCATCCATTATATGAGGATAAGGAAAAATTTATAATTCTTATCACCGGTGGGCGTGGTAGCGGAAAGTCTTTCAATGCTTCTACCTTTATTGAGCGGTTGACTTTTGAAATGACTCCCGTAGAGAAGATAGTTCATCAGATTCTTTACACCCGTTACACTATGGTTTCTGCCGGTATGTCTATCATTCCCGAAATGATGGAGAAGATAGATTTGGACGGTACCACGAAATATTTCAAGACCACAAAGACGGATATAGTCAATAAGATGACTAAGAGCCGTATCATGTTCCGGGGTATCAAGACTTCTTCCGGGAACCAGACAGCAAAACTGAAATCCATTCAAGGCATTACGACTTTCGTCTGCGATGAAGCGGAAGAGTGGACAAGCGAAGATGAGTTCGATAAAATAATGCTCTCCATTCGCAAGAAGGGTATTCAGAACCGGATTATCATTATAATGAACCCATGCGATTCCAATCACTTCATCTACAAGAAATACATTGAGAAAACTCACAAGCTGGTAGAGATTGATGGTGTGCAGGTTCAGATTTCCACTCATCCGAATGTGCTCCATATCCATACTACGTATTTTGATAACTTGGATAACCTTTCTCCTGAGTTCCTGAAAGAGGTGGAAGATATGAAGGTGAGTAATCCTGAAAAGTATGCTCATGTGGTTATCGGTCGCTGGGCTGACGTTGCAGAAGGTGCTGTGTTCAAGAAGTGGGGAATTGTTGACGAGTTCCCGGCTTGGGCAAAGAAAATTGCTTTCGGGCAAGACTTCGGTTATACGCATGACCCGTCTGCTTCCATTCGTTGTGGTATCGTTGATAACGCCCTTTACTTGGATGAAGTGGATTACCGTACTGGATTGCTTTCTTCTGACATCATCAAGACTCTTCGCCCGTGGGGATTGAAAGTCATTGCCGACAGCGCAGACCCACGTTTGATTCAAGAGATACACAACGGAGGAATCAAGATATATGCCGTAGAGAAAGGTGCAGGCTCTATCAATGCCGGAATTGACAAAATGAAAGATATGGAGATTTATATAACCAAACGCTCGTACAACTTGCAAAGCGAGTTCAGAAAGTATGTTTGGGCAAAGGATAAGGACGGGAACTATATCAACGAACCGGAAGACCATGATAATCACGGAATAGATGCTGTACGTTACTATGTATTGGGTGAGCTTCTTGGTAAGATTCAGAAGCCGAAAGATTTAACAGGAATATTCACGCATTAAAAATATAAACTATGCCATTGAATTTAGAAGAAATATTAGCACTCCCTGACATCGGGCAGAAGATAAACTACCTGAAGAAAGGTAGGAAGACTGAACTTCCCGACTGTTGTAAACTTTGGGACGATTGGAATCCGGAACGCCATGAAATTATGGTTGACAAAAAGAAGTATCCGGACAGAAAGGTTCTTGGAAAAGAAGCTGAGAAGCACTTCGATGAAAAAACTGGTAAGACTTATGAAATCGAAGCAAAGTATAAAACAGAACCAGTGAACCGTATCTCCATTCCATTGGAACAGGATATAGTGAACATTCAAACTGCTTTCACAGTTGGCACAGAACCGTCTATGGATTGCACTCCAACTGATGATGATGAAAAGAAGCTGCTGGATGCAGTAAAGGCTGTATTCAAGTCTAATAAAATCAAATATCAGAACAAGAAGGTTGTCCGTGCCTGGCTCTCCGAACAAGAAGCGGCAGAATATTGGTATGTTACCGATGATGATTCGTTTTGGGCGAAGTTCTGGAAAAAAGTAAAGACTACATTCGGAGGCAAGGTCAAGCCCACCAAGAAACTGAAAAGCGTGTTATGGTCTCCATTCAGAGGTGATAAACTATACCCGTTCTTTAACGATGAAGGTAAAATGATTGCTTTCTCACGTGAGTATAAAAAGAAGCTCATGGATGATTCGGAGGTCACCTGTTTTATGGCTATTACGGACAAAATGGTTTATCAATGGGATTTATCTAAAGGATATGAAGAAAGAACTCCTTTTGCTCATGGATTCCCCAAATTACCGGTTCTCTATGCCTACCGTCCTGAACCTTATTGCAAAAAGATAAAGGCTTTTCGGGTTCGGTTGGAGAAATTATTATCCAATTATGCAGATTGCATCGATTATCATTTCTTCCCTTTATTGAAACTTATCGGTGACGTGGAGGGTTTCATGGGTAAGGTTAAGGATAGAATGGTCAAACTTACAGGTGAAGGTGCGGATGCCCAGTATCTGACGTGGAACCAAGTTCCGGATACGGTACGTTTTGAAGCAGAAACACTCACCAATATGGCTTATGATATGTCAAACACTCCAAGAATATCCTTTGAGACGTTGAAGGGGGTAGGCAAAGCATCAGGAACCGCTTTCCGCTTTATGTTCATGGGTGCACATATGGCGGTAGAAAATCACGGTGAGGTTATCGGTGAGTTCTTGCAGCGGAGAGTAAATTTCATTGTTTCCGCTTTAGGCTCTATCAATCCAACCGAGTTTAGCAAGGCATCGCAAACCATTGACATAGAAACAGAACTGGTTCCATATATGATTGATGATTTGAATGATAAGGTGACTACTGCCGTTTCCGCTGTCAGTGGTGGCATCTGGTCAACGCGTGAGGGAATCATGTTTGCCGGGAATGCTGATAGGGTAGAAGAGGAGCTTGCAGAAATCAAGGAGGAACAAGGGGCAAAGAATGAGCAAATCGGAAATAAGGAACAGAAAAACGCTTCTTAGCCGGAAAAATTACGGGATTTATAATTTTGTAACAAGAGAAATAGAATAATTAGTGGTGACTCTTTGGAGTTGCCGCTATTTTTTTGCTCTTTAAATTGTAAATATTAGAATATAATTTTGAATTATAGAATTATATATGTATTTTTGTCACACGATAATTGAGTAACCAATGAGAATATTTACCGAACAAGCATTAAAAGAATATGCAGAGAACCATCCCGATTCAAAGGTCGCTTTGCAAGAATGGACTACCATTGTGAAAAGAAGTAAGTGGACCTGTTTTGCCGATATTAAGAAAACGTTTAATAGCGTTGATAATGTAGGTAATCAACACTATGTTTTCAACATCAAAGGCAACAACTATCGTTTGGTAGTAGTGATTAAATTCACTATTCAGTTTGTGTATATTCGCTTTATTGGTACTCATAAAGAATATGATAGAATAGATTGCGCTAATATTTAGGATTATGACAAAGATAGAAAATCAAGCCCAATATGAATGGGCGGTGAAAAGAGTAGAGGAACTTCTTCCATTAGTGAAAGATGATACTCCTTTGAATGACCCAAATAGCATAGAATTGGAGCTTCTTTCTAATTTGGTTGCTGATTATTCCGAAGAACATTTTGCATTGGGAGAACCAACACTTGTGGATGTTCTTAAACTTCGTATGTACGAAATGGGGCTTAATCAAAAATCACTTGCAAAGTTGGTTGGTGTCAGCCCATCACGGTTAAGTGATTATATATCCGGTAAATGTGAACCTACTTTAAAAGTTGCTCGTGAGATAAGCCGGAAGCTAAATATTGATGCTAATATAGTGTTGGGAGTGTAAACTCTAAATCTACGATAAGGTTACTATGGAAAAGAAATATCAAGTATTTGTTAGTTCAACGTATGAGGACTTACAGGAAGAGCGAAAAAAAGTAATGGAGGCACTTTTGCAAATGAATTGCTTTCCTGTAGGAATGGAGTATTTTAATGCTTCGGATTCATCACAATGGGAGGTTATTAAAAGTCTTATACGTGAGTGTGACTATTATGTTTTGATTGTTGCTGGACGTTATGGATCAATAGAGGAAGAATCAGGGAAAAGCTATACGCAAAAAGAGTTTGAATATGCAATTGAACAAGGAGTTCCGGTGATTTCGTTTGTACATAAGAATCCAGGAATATTGCCAGGCATAAAAATCGAATCAAATCCCAAATGCAAAGAGAAATTAGAGAGTTTCAAATCTGAAGTCAAAAAGAAACTATGCAAACTTTGGGATAACGCTGACGGACTAGCTTCTCAAGTCGTGTTAAGTTTAAATTCTTTGATCAAAACCAATCCTCGTGTAGGATGGGTAAAGGCAAATGAAGTATCGAGTGCAGATGCAAATAAAGAAATTTTGGCTCTTAGGAAAGAAAATGCAGAGTTGATTAAGCAAATAGAGGAAATAAAAGTAACTCCTCCAGTGGGAAGTGAAATGTTAAAACAAGGAGAAGATTCTGTTTGTTTGCATTTCATTTCTTCGCATGAACAAGGTGTGGAGTTAAATACTACATGGAATAAATTATTTGCTTATTTAGCTCCAATGATGATAAATGAAGCAACAGAATTTGGCATAAACCAAGCATTAAGAGAATTATGTTTTCGTGATTATCGTTTTAATTATAAATCTTTTGTAGAACTTCTAAGTGAGGATTTTTATACCATATTAATTCAATTTTCATCATTAGGTTTGATAGCTAAAAGTGAAAAGAAAAGGGGGATAAAAGATACAAATGTATATTGGACTTTAACTCCTTATGGGTATAATGAAATGATTAAGCTGAAAGCTGTAAAGAAGTAAATAGTAATAATTTTGAAGGCGTGATTCCATTGGTTTCACGCCTTTTTTATATCATTTTACGACAATCGTTTCATTGTCGTGTATCACCTATCTGATAATTTTTCACCTTCTTTATAAATAACGAAATTTACCGTAGAAATTTATAAATCAAATTCATACGGTATGACAATCTTAGAACAAATCTTGGCAGGGCTGCAACAGAAGTTTACTGGGGTGGACACTGCTATCTTAACCCGAATTGCCACTAAGAAGGCAGAGGGTGTAACGGACGAGACAAAGGTAAACTCCATTGTTGAGGGTATCAGCTTCTCGGACGTGCTTAATTCCTATGGTGATTTCCGTGCCGGGGATGCTTCCAAGACCGCAGTTTCCAACTACGAAAAGAGGCATAACCTTAAAGACGGTAAGCCAATCGAGACTACCACTACTACCAAAACGGAAGAGAATAAAGACGATGTGCCTGCATGGGCGCAAGCTTTAATTGATTCCAACAAGAGCCTTTCCGACAAGCTAACACAGTTTGAAGCGGAAAAGGCTCAAGCAACACGTAGCCAGCAGATTTTGGCAAAGGCAAAGGAGTATGGTATTCCCGAAAACTACGCCAAACGATGCGCCATTAAGGACGATGAGGACTTGGACGCATACTTCAAGGACTTGAAGCAGGAGTTCGCAAATGACGGCTTCAAAGGCGTAACCCCTCCCGAATCAGCGGAAGCGAAGATTGAGAAAGAATCTGAATCTATCGCCAAGATGATTGATGAGGGAACGAAAACTATTGTTGAACAAAACAAGAATTAATTATGTCAGCAGGATTTAAGTATGACTTGGTTCCGCCCGTTGAGCAAGAGGAACGCTACGATGTCCAGACCGGTATTCGTAGACGTGGCCCGTTCAAACTCGACACGCAGAACCTGGTAGTGGGAAGTTTTCTTCCCGGATTTACACCGATTTGTGCGGACTTGAAAAATAAGTTCGCATACACGGTAATCAATGTGAGAGTAGTAGAAGCATACGCAACCGGTGACACGGCGTTATCTATCAAGGTAGAAAAGAACTCCCTTGCATACGTTGGCATGTTTCTCGGAAGCGGTACGAAAGGCGCGGAAGTTTCGGCTATCGACAAGACAAATGCAAATTATGATGTCTTGACAATCAAGGCTGCTTTTGGTGAGAATATCGCCAAAGATGCTGTATTATTCAATGCGGTTGCAGTTGATGGTTTAAAGCAAAAGTATGTGGCTAATTCGGCTCTGTTTAACCGTACAAAGGTTGAGGACGGAATCACATTGGTTTCATTGCTTCGTACAGCCGCAGAAATTGAACCCTCAAAATTGGTTATGCCGTTCTCCGAGAACGATAAAGCCAACATGAAGGGATGGTTTGAATTTAACGAGTAAGGAGGTAGGATATGTTTTTAACGATTCAAACATTATTCGATGATGCGAACATTGTTTCCGCTATCATCAGACGTGTGAACCAGACACGCAAGGACACAATCTATTGGCAGCAGTATCTTACTTTCCGCAGAGTGACTACTCGTGTGTTCAAGGATTATATCGGTTCTGTAACCGGAGTTATGGCCGGCTCCATCAATTCGCGTTTTGGAGAGAAACCCATCCGTGAACGTCGGAACATCGGTTCCGGATATGGTGAGATTGCCTATTTGGGTGATGCTTATCAGATGTCTATTGACCGTCTTTCTGAATTGCAGGATTTGATTGACAAGTTCAATGCCGCTAAGCCAGCCGACCAAAAGGCTGCAATGGAAGAGATTGTAAACTTCCTGGCAGACGACTACCGTCAGATTACCCTTGCCGCCCACAAGCGTATGGATATTATTGTCGGTGCGCTGTTGATGCTTGGTGAAGCCACCGTTTACAACAAAGACGCTGCAATCACTTCCGGTCAGACCAATAATAAACTGCTGGAGATTACCCTTCCGTTCAATTTTATCAAGCCGAAAAGTGGAGATGTGGTTGTGGACGGAAAGAATATGTTTATCTCTTATTTGAGAGAGAAACTTCATTCCTTGGCACCGGACTATGGCGTTTATGCCAAGATGGTTATGACTCGTGCATCTTTCAACAAGAATGTGCTTGGCTCTTCTGAATTTGGTGAGCAGTACAAGATGATTCTCGGCAGCAACGAAATGAAGTTGAGTACGGGATTGGTTTCCTCTTCTTTGGCTTCCGAAGTGTTCACCGGCATCGGTCTGCCTCGCATCGAAATCAAGGAGGACTACGTGAAAGACCAGACGGGAAAGAATGTGCAGATTTACGCGGATAACCGTATTACTCTGTTACCTTCTGACAACATTGGTTATATGCGCCATCATACCCCGTATGAAGCGACAGACCCAGTACAAGGACGTACTTATATCCCGTCAGAGGGGCAGATGCTTATCTCCAACTACCGTGACAAAAACGGTCGCTACATGGAATATACGGCAGAGTGGATTCCGCAGATTTCCAATCCAGATTTGATTACCAATTTCGATTTGAGCGAAATTGCATCCATCCAATCAGCATAAGGGGGTAGGATATGAAAGTAAAGGTTATATCAGTTTTCCGCGACAAGTTCACCGGAAAGTATTACACTCCCGGTGAAGTGATTGAAGTCGGTGAGGAAGCCCGTGTGCTGGATATGGAAAGCCGCAGACTTGCTGAACGGATTGAGGCAAAAAATCCCGAAGTGAAAGCCCCTGAAGAAAAGAAAGAGGTGAAAATTTCCCTCTTTGAAAAGGAGTTTGAGAAGAAGGCTTTGGTTGACGCTTTGAAGTCTATCGGTGCGCAGGCTTCCGGCAATATGAAAGAGGAAACTCTTTTGTCTAAGGTTTCAGAACTGGATGAAGAATCAACAGCCAAACTGAAAGAAGCATTAGGTATCGAGTAAAAGGATAGGGTATTGCTTCTACCCTTCCATTGTCTAATTTTATAAATCAGAAAAGAAATGAAGAATTTTATTTTTGCCATGTGTGGTTTTTTGATGATGTCTTTGGTCTCGTTGAGCGTGCAGGCATCAAGTGTGGAATCTCCCAAGTGTGAATATGTGAATCCATCGGTTAATGCCGGTTTGCCGGATATTCAGTCTATCACTTTGGAAACGGCTCCGGCTGATTGTGTTGTACTAACCATGCCACAGACTATATTCTTGGTTGCAAATAACCCGGCTATGATGTGTTCGATGAAAGAGGAAGCGGCTATTCAAGGGATACGAATTAATGTTCCCAAATGCCCGTTCAGATACATCTATAAATCAAAGTATTGCACGCATTATAGCTATACCGCATATAGTAAACTGATTACACCATATTGATTGATAACAGTCATGAGTAACAAGGAGTTTGTATTAAGCGTATTTGATAAGAATCCCCCGTCTAATCTTGTAGTTGAAAATATACTTTCAAGAACGGGATTGGATGGCGAAGAACCTTTTGCCGAGGAAAATAGGGCAAGATTAGAGGTCGCTTGTGCCAAGCAAATTCCGTGGATGATACAAAATCCATCTTCGGTCAGCGAAAGCGGATTTTCTGTGTCTTGGTCTAATTATGTTGATAGCCTAATGAAATTGTACTCATGGCTGTGTAAGCAGTACGGCTTGAAAGACGAACTGAGTAACAAACCTAAAGTGACTTTTTTATGATATTCGCTCCACACATATTGCAGGTAAAAGTTATCACCCCGATGGATAAGGATGAGTTTGGCAGACCTATTCCTGGAACAGGTGGTGAATACTGGCAGGAGGTATGCAAGTGCCGTTGTGATGATAACACTACCAAAGAGTTTTCATCTGATAACGGCTCTGTGTATCGTCCGAATTATCATGTGGTGTGTGAGAAGAGAATTACTGTCAAGGCTGGTGATGAAGTACGTTGCATGGATGGTGATGGCGTAAGAGGTCAAGGCGAAGTCTACACGATAAAGAGTACAAACTACTTTAACTACTCGGAATTATGGATGTAGATTTCGATTTCTCAGATGTCGACTCCTTTTTCGATGAAGGAGAATGGGAGGTCGAAAAGAAGATGATTGATGTAGGCGATGAAGCCGTGAAGTACGCAGAGGAAAATGGCGATTATCAAGACCATACACTCACTTTGAGAACGTCCAATGATTACGATGTCGATAAAGACGGTTTGACGCTGAAAAACGAAGCGGAATACGCTTCATTCGTAGAATCTAAAGGGTATGATGTTTTGAGTAGTGCTGCTTTATATGCGGAGAAACGATTAAAAGAAGAATTTGAAAAATGAAAAGAATATTCAAGTATGAATTGATTGTTGCAGACCATTCAAAACTATGTCTGCCTATCGGGGCGAGGATATTGTCTGTTCAAGTACAACGAGGTACTGTTTGCTTGTGGGCTATCGTAGATGAATATCAGAAAGAATTGTGCTTTGTGGATATTTATATGTACGGAACGGGGCAACACGTATCAGATGCAGATTTGGCTGGAAAAAGATTTGCCGGAACGGTTCAACTTGGAGATTTGGTTTGTCACGTATTTCTCGAATATGACGAAAACGTCCAATATTTGATAGTATGATAGTAACCACCGACATAGGAAACATCCTCTACCGGGACTGCAAGATTTTCGGAATAGACATAGTACCAGCAGGAGAAACGCTGACGGGTGAATTGAAGTCCGAAAGGATTGTCATCCACACGAAGAAACAACAGACGGGAACTTATTGGAAGAAATCTTTCGCAGAAGTGAATCTATGTGTACCCAATTTAAGCGAGAATGAAGCGAACACAATCCGGCTTAACGAACTTGAAAGAAAGGCTGGCAAGCTGTTTGATGATGTAGTAAGCACCTATGATGGTATGACATATCGTTACTCTATTGATTCTATCGGTACAGAAGCGGACACAGCTTTGAAGTGTCATTATGTGAATGTGAGAATTTTGTTTAATGTATTAAATGTAAAATGATATGATTACAGCAGTAGAAATTGACGAACTGTATTATGCAGAACCGATTAAAACGGTTACTACTCCAGCTGCCGGATTAACAGGCGCAGAAGTAGCCACCATCTTGAAAAACGCAGCAACGAAGCGGGTCAAGAATGTGCATGGTGACACGTATCAATACGAAGAAGCAGAGGCAAGTGTAACTCGTTACAAAAACGCTTTGACTGGTGAGTACTACCGGGAAACGTCTGAACCGGGTGAGGTGAAAATCAACTTCACCATTGGTGAGTATGATTATGCTACAAAGGCTGATTTACAAGGTGGTAAAGCCACAGAAAAGAATTGGGAAAGAGGCAAGTATAAGCCTATTCATAAATGTGTGATTGGTAAAACCAAAGACGGAGTTTATGTTGTGTTTCCGAAAGCGGCTATCAATGCCCGTGGCTCTAATACCGATAAGGCTGTCGGATTGGCTGTTTCGGCCGTTCCCCTTTCCACAGGTGTAGATGGATTGGCTTCCGAAAAGTGGTTTGACGAATCGGAAATTGTAGTGCCGGAAGGTTGATAATTTTTCAGTAAAAGGATTGTTTTCAGATGGCGGTGGGTGGTTGCTCACCGCCTTTTTAATTTTAGAGTTATGAATCAAGCAGCAAAAGCGGTATCCGATGCCTTGTTAGGGTTGGATTTCAAAAACGTGGAAATAGGAGGTATGATTTATACCATCAAACCGCCCACTATTAAGACTATCTGTCGCGCTATCCGTCACTTTTCCAATATCGGCATGGATGGAAACAATATCATCGAAGCTATCGAAGAGCTTCCCGAAGCTACCGAAGATATGCTGAAAGGTGTCTCATGCTTCATCTGCGGAAACGAGGATTTTGCAAAGCAATTGGAAGGTGGCACTTTTGAAGAAATCAGGACTGCGCTGGAGGTATGTTTCTCCATGATGGATATATCGGCTTTTCAGTGTGTCAGCTCGATGAAGAACGTGTCGATGCTGGCAGCAAGACCGAAACAGTAGGAAACACAACGTTCTTCGGGCAGATAGCCCATTTGATTGACACGCTGCATCTGAGTTATACAGAAGTGTTTGAGATTATCCCTTATCGGAATCTGCTGATGATGCAACGGGATAAATTACACGCAGTATATGGTGGTCAGAAGGTGAATAGAATCAGTGGTAAGGAATTGGCTAATCGTAGGAAAAAGAAATAGATATGGCGAAATTATCAGAGAATTTCGTATATTTGTTTAACATTTAAATTTAGGAGGACAGTTGAGTCAAAAGAAGAACTAAATCAGGTTGGGATATTATCAGACAAGTAAACAGAATTGCAAGCCGTCGCTATGGTAGTAATTTGGGTGACCCGAACAATCTTGTAAATAGGATTGCAGGAAAATACATTGGTAATATCAATAAAAGTGGTGCTGATTGGGATAAGCAGGTGTCTCGCAGGGCTTATATGGGTAATATTAGCGGTTAAATTAGAAGCCGGAGAAATCCGGCTTTTACTAAACAACTTTATCCTGAGTAGGATCGTATGTCATTTCTTTATTTTTCTTTTCTATTCGAAAGCCCTTTATTTTTGATGAAAGAGACCTTTCTAAGATTTGTTTTGCTTTACGATATGTACCGTCATTTGACGGATGGCGAGAACTGACAATAGCACCTACAACTTGTTTCCCTTTCAGGTAGCCTTGGTCATAGAACAAATTTACCGTATTACCTATTTGTGTCACAGCGTGCGAAATGTCAGTGCCTTTTAATTCTACAAAGATATAAATCTGTTTAGGGTCTGATGTGTACACAAACAAATAGTCACATTTCCTATGTTCTGACGAACGGTCAAAATAGCCATCAATTTTCACCTTGTCCACCTTGGTTAAATCTTTTGAGCCTATTGTGAATTTACTTCTGTTCTCGCTAACGGTAAAACGTGAGTTACACCTGCATTTCGATTGTTCGTATCGTTCATCAAAAGGGGCTGTTTCTGAAAAACCGGGCTTTTTATCAAAACACTTACAGCTCATTTCTTTCAATATTACAAAGTTCATCAAAAATATATCCTAACTCATTGGAGGCTTCATCAATATACTCTGCACCTACGGATTTTAATTCAGTATTTAGTATATCTTTAACAATCCCATCAGAATGGAAAAAGTATGATGACACTTCATGGAAGTCAATTAAAGCCATTGACGGGATAAGTGCCTTTATTTGAGATTGGATTTTCCTTTTGTTATTACTTTTATTTAATATTTCCCTTGCTAAAATTAAATTATCTACTACTGATAATACATAAGGGCTATGTGTTGTAATAACAATACTTCCATTTGATTTTCTCATTTTTTTTATAATCCAATCAATTAAGAAATGTTGAGTAGAAGGGAATAAATTTAATTCAGGTTCTTCTATCACTAACATTTGTTTTTTCTTACTCTCAACGTACTGGTTAAATACAGTCCATAGGGGAATGATTGATTGAATACCACTTGAAGCTTGGGATAATTTTAATTCCTTATGCTCATTTGTTAAATATATAGTATCGCCATTATTATTAAACGAAACTTGAATATTTAGTATGTCGATATCAATATTTTTATATTGTGTTCTAGCTTTTTCATATAAACTCCCAAAATCCTTTATACAATCAGGAATACTGGCTCCTGCTTGTAGTAAAGAGAATATGCTATTAGAAAATGTTGAAATTAACAACCTTTCGGCAGGTATGTATACAGGAATACACTCTTCATAAATGATACTCATTAAAAGTGGTTTAATGAAGAGTGGGAAAAATGTATCATCCTTCTTTAGCTTACTGTCTTTTACAGAGTTTTTTAAAGCATCTATTAAATCTTTTAACGATGATTCACTCTCTTTTTTCTCTATAAATTTCAATATGAAATCATAGGATTCAGATGTGCTAGCCATCTCCATGAGGTCAGCATCTTTATAATTGCTATGGAATTTATTCTCTCCTATTTCCCAGTAATATTTATCATTGCTATACTTAATGATAGTAGAAGGTTTAAAATCAAAATTAATATTATATTTTTCCAACAACTTAAAGAATCCCTTGAAATCTCCTTCCTTGATAGCCCAAAAAACAGAGTTGTTAAATATTGCAAGAAGTTTTGCAATAGTACTTTTTCCGCTTGAAGTATGCCCAATAAAAAAATTGTACTTCTTTATTTCTATTTCTGCGGATTTTATAGCTCCGAAATTCTTTACAATTAAATGTGCCATATGTATCAATTAATTAGAGTTACTATTTATTCTAAAGAGTAACTAGTTACAAATGTAGTCATTTATAATGGTTTTGTACCTAAAGGGATTCTTCTTTTTGCAGATAAACAATAAAAAACTAGTGGATGTTCGCGCATATTACAATTTTTCCGCTAACTTCTTGATATCATCCTTACTATTGATAACGTGAGTGCTATCTCCAATTCGGACAGCTCCTATAACTTCATCGGAAGATTTTTCAAATAGGTCTGAAACTTGAACATTCAAAGCAGATGCTATTCGTTCTAATACTTCTACTGAAGGATTGCCATTTATGTGTTGACTTAATCCCACTCTGGATATTCCCATCTTATCAGCAAGCTCTTGAACAGTTGTTCCTTGCTCTTTTATAACTTCTTTTATTCGTAAAGCCATAACTATTCTAAATTATATTTTGTGCAAATATACATACTTTTAAATACGTAAAGCGATAGCTATTCTTAAATTGAGTTAATGTAAAGCGAAATATTACTATTTTGTTTGCTTATTTAAAGCGAACGGTTTACATTTGCATCGTGGTTATAAAACGATAGATATATGAAACGCTACAACTTATCTCAAATTATGAAGTCAGCCCATAGATGTTATAAACGTCATGCTGGCAACAAGTCTTTCTCTGACTGTTTGAAATTCGCTTGGATGATGGCTAAGTCAGAACTGGCTCTTACCAATGAGGCAATGGCAAAGAAAGACAGAGAATATATAAAATCGGTAAATGCCTCATGTGGTGGTACTGTATCGGCAGAGCGTAGCTCTTATGATGATTTGTCAATACCTCAATCAGCGTATTACAATCCGTATAGTTACGGGCATTTCGGTGCTCACTATGTGGGTGATTAAAGTAGAACTTATAGTACTAACACATAAATATAATGAACATGCAAACAGAGATTATTAAAAGGAACAATTCTTCCTCGTATGAAGTTGATTTGATTGAAGTGAGAGAAGGTAAGGCAGTAACTTCCTCATTGGTAGTTGCCGAGTATTTTGGTAAAGCACACAAAGATGTATTGAGAGCTATTAAATCATTGGATTGTAGTGAGTTATTTAACCAGCGCAATTTTGCGCCCGTTGAATATGTCGATAAAAAAGGTGAAAAAAGACCCATGTACTATTTAACCCGTGATGGGTTCACCTTTTTGGCTATGGGATTCACTGGCAGGGTGGCTGCACAATTCAAAGAAGCGTATATTAGCGCCTTCAACGAAATGGAAGAAATGCTTCGCAAGAATGATTGCACCAAGTATGCCGAAAAGATATTAAAGTCCGAACTGAACCGTTTCAATAAACGGTTGAAAGAAACAGCGAAAAGAATGAGAGATGAAAAAGGGTTTGGATATGGTGCTTATGGCGAAATAATGGCAGGTGTCTTTGACTGTGACAAACTTCCATTTCAAGAAAGATTGCGTAATATCTTCTCCCAAATAGGCAATGCTTATGTAGAGGGTTATTATTTGGCAGGTCACTATATAAATGCTGACAATCAAAACAAGCAGATACGCAAGTTGATTTCTGATTTTGAGGGGAAGCTGGTAGAGGGATTCAGGATATATCCGAGTATATAAATAACACGATTATCCAAAGGCAGTCTTCGCACGACTTTAGGGGCTGCCTTATAAATTCCATAGTTATGAACCTCAAAGCAAGACCACCGCCTTTAAGGCTATTCAATGAGAATCTGAGAACATAGTCATTAATTAAAACAGCAAGAAATGAGTAAACGATTTGCTATTGCCGTTTTACCTAAAGAGAAGCAACGGGGGGGGGTAAAGTACGGCTTAAAGATTGAAAAGCCCTCTGCATTGGGTAATGTGTATGGGTTGACCGAAGAAGAACTGAAAGAACTTCGTGGATTGATAGACAATGTATTGACTAAATAAGTATGAAACATATGAAAACGAGACCACCACCAAAACTTCACGACAATGAAACGATTGTCGTGTTATGGTAAAATAAAAATCTCTCTCTTACACGATTATATAATAAGTTTGCAAACAGAAACAACGCAGTTATCCTAACGGCTGTAAAGTATAAACCCCACCATCGGATGAAGTTAGGAGCGTCCTTTGGTGGGGTCTAATTTTTTAAACTGTGTAAAAGTATGAATAATATTCAGATTTTCCAAAATGAGCAGTTCGGAAAAGTGAGAATTGCTATGAATGAGAATGAAGAACCGTTGTTTTGTTTGGCAGACGTTTGCGCTGTGATTGGCATAAAAGATACTTCAAGGTGTGCCAGTCGTTTAGATGATGATGTGCGTCAAACGCACCCCATAAAAGATAATTTAGGTAGAACACAACAAGCGACATTTGTTACTGAAAGCGGTTTGTATGATGTTGTCATAAGAAGTGATAGCGAAAAAGCAAAACCGTTTCGCAAATGGGTTACAAGCGAAGTTTTGCCCTCAATCCGCAAACATGGTGCATACATGACCAGCGATACACTTGAAAAAGCTTTGACCTCACCCGATTTTCTGATTCAGCTTGCAACCAACTTGAAAGAAGAAAAACAGAAGCGTATCGAAGCCGAACAGAAGATTCAGAAAGATGCACCTAAAGTCCTTTTTGCCGATGCCGTTTCAACTTCTCAACGTTCTTGCTTGGTTGCAGAATTAGCAAAGATACTGCAACAAAATGGAGTGAATATCGGTCAGAACCGTTTGTTTAACTGGATGCGCGAGAATGGTTATCTTTGCCAAAAGGGCGACTACTACAATCAGCCAACGCAGAAAGCTATGAAATTGGGGCTTTTTGAATTGAAGAAAACCACCATCACCAAGCCGGACGGCTCTGTATTGGTCACTACTACTACCAAAGTGACTGGTAAGGGGCAAATTTACTTCGTAGAAAAGTTCTTAGGTAAAGATGCTGCTTAAATAATAATGCGCACCTCATTAGGTTGGGGTGCGCTTAATATGAATATTACAAACTCCCTCCCATTGCGAGATATAAGTTTAAGGCATCTTTTATTCCTTTAATCTGTTTTTGTGATATGGTTTTTATATCGTGATATTGCCTTCCAATAAATTTTATTTTTGCAGTTTTAGCATTAGAAAGTGCCTTTATTAATTCAATGTCATTATTGGAATGGATATTTTCATCACACCATTCCCATATATATCCTCCATTACCTGAATCAGTTTCTACATTATTGGGGATAAATTCATAAGCTTTATTGTCAATAGAAAATTGATATTTGCGAATGAATAACCAATCGTCAGAATAATATTGTATTCTGAGTCTAAAGTTTGATACCCCATCAATATCTTTCATAAAATAACAATATATTCCATTCTGGTTGGTATATTGGGGAGCAGATTTTGGTTTAATCCATGTTAGTTCACATGGGTCAAATTCGTCCTTGTTAAATGTAAATAAAGAGGATATTTTTTTTACTGTTATAGAATCAATAGGATTTTGTTTTTCTTTTTTTATGTCCGATATTGTTTTTCCAATGTTATCATCTAAAGACATAACATTATTTTTTATATTGTCAAGGGTTGATTGGTTTATATATGGATTTACTTTTTCACCGTTTGAGTTGTACAGTGAGAACTTTATTGGGATATTAACAAACTCTATTCCTTGATTAGTCATATCTTTATAAACTTTTTGAGAAATGCAAAATTTTTGATATGCTTCTAAATACGCAAGGGAATCATTCTTTGAGCTTATCGTTTTAGGTTCCTCCTCCTTCTCATTGTAAGAGTTGCTGAATAATGACTTTTCTTTAACCGTTTCCACATATTTATATGACTTATTGCAACTTGAAAAAGCAAATATTAGCAATATCAGAAGTAGTGTATTTTTCATGACAGTACATTTATTAACTTAAGTGTTTGCAAAAATATCTCAAAAATCAATCACTCCCAATTATTTCACGACAATTATTCCGTTGTCGCATATTAAATATTTGAAATATTGCTGGATAACTTGTGTTTGTCGAACTTAGCACAAATGAAAAATAATGGAGTTTAGAGGAGATACATCAGGATTAGATGAATTGCTTGAAAGTGTAGATGATAAGTATTATAATACTCTTTCTCAAATAGGGAGAGACGCCACCCGAAATGCAAAGATTAACAAGACTTATGAAAATAGGACTGGTAACTTGAATAATGCAAATGGGGGGTGTGTTGTCCGTAATGGGAAAATAGTAGATATGTGGGTGGAATCAGACGGTTCTCATTCCGAAGCGGTAAGAAATACAGAGAATCTTCTGATTTATTCCGAAAAATCAAAGGATGGGCTTTATTTGGCTAACGGTCAGCCTTATGCAAGCTATGTCGAAAGTAAAGGATTTGAAGTTATTATGACTAATGGCATCTTGTATGCAGGTAGGCAAATAGAAAAAAAACTATAATATGGCAGGAATTATATCAAATGTAGACGATGACGTTCAGAAGTTGCGTAAACTAAAGAACGAGATAGAGAATGTAAAGAAAGTATTGATGGGTATTAATATCACAGTGGATATTGATATTGCAAAGGGATTGCAATCGCAGCTTACCTCTTTGATTGGGCAATATGATGCGTTGGTGGATAAAATTGCGGCAACAGAAGGGAAAATAATGCTTTCGGTCAGTCGAATCAATAAAGCTACTGAAAAGATTGTTCAAGCGCAGGAGAAAGTATCTAAAGTCGTTAGTGCTCCTACACAGATAGGTGATGCAAATACACAGACTAATACGGCTGAAACAGCAAGCATTCAAGCACAAGCAAAGGCTTATGATGATTTGAGAACCGAGATTAACGATATTCTTGGAACAAGGGATGCCAATATCAAACGAATGGTAGAGGAAATGAATGCTATCCGTCTGATTAATGCTGAAATTAAGAAAATCAATAAATCACAAGGGGAATCATCTTCTTTATCTTCTGCCCAACAAAAGCGGCTTGAACAGTTAAACAATTCATTATTGACGCATAAAACCGCTTTGTCAGAGGTGAGACAAGCGTTGAATAATAATGCCAAACTTGATAATGTAGCCGCCACTTCCATGAACGGGTTATCCCAGTCTTTATCAAGAATGAGAATAGCCTATCGCGAACTGACAGAGGAAGAGCGTAATTCCCCTCTTGGTAAAGAACTGCTTGCGTCTATTCAGCAAACGGATGCAAAAATAAAGGAACTTGATGCTACAATCGGAAATCATCAAAGGAATGTTGGTAATTATGGAAAGCAATGGAATGGACTAAGTATGTCTATCCAGCAAGTTGGGCGTGAGCTTCCTTCTTTGGCTTATGGTCCTAAAGTCTTTTTTTCTGCTATATCGAATAATCTTCCAATTTTAGCAGATGAAATTAAACGAGCGAGAACAGAGTATGAGCTATTGAAGAAGTCGGGGCAGGCAGCTACTCCGGTGTGGAAGCAAGTTATATCTTCTTTGTTTAGCTGGCAGTCTGCATTGACCGTGGGAATTACGTTGCTTACTTTGTACGGTGATAAAGTAGTGGATTGGGTTGCTGGTTTATTTAAAGTTAAGGATGCCTTACGAGATGTAGTCTCTTATCAACAGAATCTAAGTAAAATAACGTCAGAAGGTGCAAGAAATTCTGCAAGAGAACGTGTAGAATTGGATGCTTTGTATAAGGCCACCCAAAATCATAAGAGGTCTTTAGAAGAAAGGAATAAAGCAGCAGATGAGCTACAAAAAAAATACCCTTCTTATTTTGGTAATTTATCTAATGAGGCTATTTTGGCAGGTAATGCCGCTTCTGCATATAAATCTCTAACAGAAAACCTTTTGAAAGCTGCACAAGCAAGAGCGGCAATGAAGATAATAGAAGAGAACTACAATAAAATATATCAATTGCAGAAAGCCATAAATGCTGATACGAATTGGACGAACAGACATAGGGAAAGCACGCAAAATGGGACAGCAACATCCGGTTATACCCCCATTGGAACTACTATAGTAACACAAGCATTAACTATAGAAGCGGCTGAATTCAACCGAAGAACCAAAGCTTTACAAGAAAACAAAAAGGTTGTAGATGCCTTGAAGGATGCTAATAATGCTTTGATAGATTCTATTGATGTACGTGCTTTTGTTGCAGATAATGGTAATATTTCTGGCGTAAAGGACATAAATGCCTACACCGACCAACTGCACCGTATTACCGAGCTTGAGCGTAAACAGACCTTTGAACGCCAGCGCCAGCAGCAGGACTTGGATAATCAATTAGAGCAGTCTCGCATTGACAACTTGCAGGATGGTTACGAGAAGGAGCAGGCGCAACGTGAACTTATGAATAAGAAAGAAATACAAGCTTTAGAGCGCCAGAAGGAGGACTATATACGTGCCTATATACAAAATCAGAAGGAGATATTCGATGCTCAGGAGGATTTAAAAGCTAAACAGACAAAGGACTATGTGAAGAAGTCTTTCTCTTCATCTTCAATTTCCGTTGATACATCTGTTTTTGATTCCATAATAGGAAATACGAGAAAACGACAATATAGTGACGAAATACGTGAGCAGGAGGCCTCATGGAATGAGTATCTTGTAAAATTCGGTAACTACCAGCAGAAAAGGAAAGCCATCATAGATAAATACGACCAAGCAATAAAGGAAGCGTCGAATGCAGGTGACGAGGGTATACTTGAAGAGGAAAAACGGCAACAGCTTAATGACCTCGATGAACAGTACGGCAAAACGACCCGTTCTATGGCTGACTTATTCGAGGATGCGAGTAACAAATCGGTTTCCGCTATTCAGTCCATCATTGATAAGTATGAAACACTTGTCAAGTACATGTCTGGTACAAAGGAAAGTGACGGAACGAATGTTACACTTGATGAATTGAAAGCGCTCGGATTCACTGATAAGGACATTGAAAAGATAGAAAAGGGTGAAATCTCCATAAAGGACGTAACAGATGCAATCAGAGGGCTAAAGGATGAGCTGAAAGGCAAATCACCGTGGCAGGCTTTCGTCTCTGACTTGGAGAAAGGGATAGAAGCCATAAAAAAGGGCGGCAACGATTCCAAGAAAACCGGTCAAGGAATCACCGATATAGGAAATGCTGTGACGTCTTTTGCCCCTGCATTGAATGAGTTCGGCTCAAGTATCGCCGACATATTCGGATTTGACGACAGTAAGATAACAAGCGCCATTGATGCGCTTGGCGGCTTAGGACAAACGGCATCCGGGGTCGGGCAAATCATGTCGGGTGATATTGTCGGAGGCGCAATGAGTGCAGTTTCTGGAATTTCCGCTGTAGTGTCTGCGTTGGATGGGATGTTCGGTGCCGATTATTCCCACTATAACGAGATGGTCGAGGAATATAACAAACTCAATGAGATATGGGATGAGCTGATAGACAAGAAGCTGGAGTACATCAACACATCCTACGGAGCAGAAGCGGACAAGGTAGGCAAAGAGGCTCTTGAACTTGTCAACAAAAGCATTGAGGCGTACAGAATACTTGGGCGTGAACGATTAAACTCCGGTGCGTCTGCCGGTTCTCATTCCATTGGCAAGCGCATGGCAAAGAACACCTCGTCAAGCGACTGGCAGGACATCGCCAGAGCGCTCGACATGTCTGTCAAAGACGCCAAGGATTTTATAGGTACCGGACGCATGACGGGATTGTTTGACCTGACTACTGAACAGTTGGAGAAACTAAAGTCAGAAGCGCCTACTTTTTGGGCTAAATTAGATGGCGATGTGAGAGATTATCTTGATAAGATTATCGAGGGGGAGGAACGTATTGAGGAAATCCATAATCAGATAAACGAGCAGCTTACACAGACTACATTCGATGGTGTGTACAGTAATTTCATAGATACCCTTATGGACATGAAAGCATCGTCCAAAGATGCAGCCGAAGACATTTCGGAATACTTCATGCAAGCTATGCTCTCCGAGCAGATAGGAACACTTTATCAGGACAAGCTAAAGAAGTGGTATGAGAAGTTTGCAAAGGGTATGGAGGATGGTTCTTTGACGGAATCCGAAAGAAATGCATTGAACAGCGAGTATATGGGTTACATTGAAGAAGCGATGAAGCTTCGTGACGAGCTTGCCGCAGCCACCGGATATGACAAGATTTCGCAAGAATCAACATCCCAGTCTTCAACTTCCAGAGGGTTCGGTACTGAAATGACACATGAAGATGCAGGAGAATTAAGCGGTAGGTTTACTGCTCTGCAGATAGCAGGAGAAGAGATAAAGAATCAAAATATCATTCAATCTCAATCGCTTAATTTACTAACAGTAAAAGCTGATGCTCTACTTTCCATAAATACGGAAACAAGGAATATCGCTGATGATACGCGAGATTTGATAGCACAATCTTATCTTGAATTAGTACAGATTTCGGAAAATACAGGAGCTATTGTAAAACCAATCATTCAAATTCAGAAAGATATGGCAGAAGTGAAAAACAATACATCTAAATTATAAACTATGTCAGATTTATTGATAAATACCCAAGACGCCTACACAACATGGGGGGTAAGAATAGGAGAGGGCTTTCTTGATGTACTTGGTGCATCATCACCCATGAAAGAATTTATAGAGAATAAGTCCCGGTTAGAACATGGAAAACGTGTGATAATCAATAATCCTAAAGTCGATGAGAGGGAAATAACACTTTCTTTTACAATTGAAGGAAATTCCCAGTCCGATTATCAATTAAAGAAAAAAGCTTTCTTCGATGAGCTTTATAAAGGCAAGATTGATATTCAAGTTCCGGCTAATAGTAGCGAAGTTTACCATCTTATTTATACTGGCAAGAGTGTCACTTACGCACAGAGTTTAGACCGAACTTTCGGAAAAATTTCAGCCAAGTTCAACGAACCGAATCCGGCAAACAGAAATTAAATTCCAACAATAGAGAGATTGTTGCGTATATGAGTGCTCAAAATTGGGCACTCTTTTTTTTATCTCCGAACTTTGAAGACGTGGAACAAATCGACATCAAAGACATATCCGGTGCTATCCTGCTTACTACCCTTCCCAATGAAGGCTGCAAGCGTAAGTTTACTCTTATGAAGGAGGACTACATCACGTTAAAGTTCTCCTTGGAGAGTCCTATATTCTTCAAACTTGGTTCATACGTGGAGTGCGACTTCGGGCTGTTCGAGGTGTGCGACTTGCAGAAGCCGGTATTCAACACCGATAACGCAGGCTACGACTATGAGTTGCAGCTTGACGCCCACTACTGGAAATGGAAAAACAAAATCTTTAAATATACCCCCGAAGTGGCCGGGCAGGAAGCGTCCTGGAATCTCACCGCTTCACTTGATGTTCAAGCCGGTATAGTCCTTAGAAATTTAAAAGCTCTTGGTTACAAATACAAAGGACAAGATTTTGTTTTCTCCATTGACAGCACTGTAGAGAATAAGGCGCTACTGATGACTTATGACAACATCAACATCCTTGACGCCTGCTTCTCTATGGCAAAGAAATGGGATTGCGAATGCTGGGTGACTGAAAACATCATCCATTTCGGACGTTGTGAGTCTGGCGATGCGGTGGATTTCGAGATTGGGAAAAACGTGCAGGAAATGCCACGATCAGAATCCCGGTCCACCTACGCCACCCGTATCTATGCTTTCGGCTCAACAAAGAATATCCCATCTGACTACCGCCCCGTTGATGAGACTGTAGTGCTGAACGGCGTGGTGCAAAAACGCTTAATGTTGCCCGAAGGAACTCCGTATATAGACGCTTATCCCGATATGACCACCGAGGAAGCCATTGAACAAGTGGTTATCTTCGATGATGTCTATCCCCGAAGGGTCGGCACGATGTCGGACATTACCATCAAGGAATACACTGACAAAATAGAAAATGCCGACGGGACTACCACTGAAAAGAAGTGGAATGCCTACCGCTTCAAGGATACTGGCATTACCTTCTCAAAGGACTATATCCTTCCCGGCAAGGAATTGAAAATCACTTTCCAATCCGGCAAGTTGAATGGTATGGAATTCGCTGTGACATTCGACCCTGAGGGAAAGCCGGAGAAACTGGGGAATGGTGGCTGGAACCCTGAGGCACAGCTTTGGGAGATAGTCAGGAATGAGGACTACGGCAGACCGCTTCCAGATGGAGCGCTTATCCCCGAAAATGGTGATACTTACATCTTATCAGGCTGGAATTCCATGAAGATAACTGAAATGGGGCTGGTAGCAGAAGCACAGTTGGAATTAAAGGACAAAGCCGATAAGTACGTTGCCAAGTCTAAGATAGACCCTTCTACATATAACTGTAAGATGATGTCGGATGTCGCATACAGTGAGGACGGCATTCACAACCTCTACAGCATCGGTCAAAAGGTCAACCTTATCAACAAGGCCTATTTCGAGAACGGAAGGCAGTCAAGGATTATCGGATTTGAATTCAATCTTGACCTGCCTTATGATTCCCCTATATATACTGTCGGGGAAACCGCTGCCTATTCCCGTATTGGGGAGCTGGAGGAGAAGGTTGAGAGCCTTACTCTGAAGGGACAGACCTATACGGGCAGCGGTAGTAGTGGCGTGTATGTGATAAGAAGGAATGACTCTACACCGGCCACGGATAATAACGTGTTTTCGGCTTTGCGTTCCTTGGCTATGTTCCTTCGAAAAGACCAGGCTGACGGCACTCCCTTCCCCATAACCTTCGGAGATTGGGTCAAGTTCGGCGAGTTCATCACTGGTATTTCCGGAGGGTGCATCGACAAGAATGGCATCCTTGAAATGGAAGAGGGCATATTCCGCAAACGTGTGTTTGTTCCGGAGATTGCCTATAACCGTGTGACCTATTTCAAAGGCAGGATGTGCGCCTCTCCCGGAGGTGGATGTACGGTCAAGGAATGGAGCGACAACGGTGACGGTAGCTATACGATTACACCCGATTTGACGGATGCCGATGGACTGAGCCAGTTTGTCGATGACATTCTGACCACCTACTTCGTCACCAAGTCACCTGAAGGCAAGTTGCAGGGGTTCGAGGAGATGAAGTTCCGGGTGACTTCCGCCGATTACACTGCCAAGACATTCGTCATGACGCCGAAGCCAGGTACTGACTGGAAGCCTGGGGAATCTATGGTACTTGCCCAGACGGGTAACTTTACAGATGAGGATAGGCAGACGTACATCCTGATTGATACGGTTAACGGCAACAACTGTATTACTTTCTTCGACCACGCTAATACATGGGATGTCGAGCCTGCACAAGAGATGTCGTGGATTGGCAAGAAGAAAGGCCGTACCGTACATGGCATTCCGGCTGACAACTACTCGGCAGTTTTTCGCCACGTCATCATGTCCGGCAAGATATTCCAGGTGGATGACATCACCGGCGAGGCTTTCCGGGTGCCGCTATTCAAGGGGACGTGGAAAAAGGGTGAGAAGTATGCCTATTACGATGAGGTGACGCATAACGGCAGCTCCTGGATATGTGTCAATGAGAAAGGCACGTCTACAGAACCGGCAGACGGCAATGCTGATTGGTTGAAATATGCGGCCAAGGGAGAAAGCGGCAAGGGTATCAAGTCTACCAATGTGGAATACGCGATATCGGTGTCGAATGTCATTGCCCCGGTGGACGGTTGGCAGACTACCTCCCCTGAATGGGAAGCCGGCAAGTATATCTGGTCCCGGACGAAGATTGTCTATTCTGATGACGAAGTCAAGTACACCCAAGCGGCTTGTATCAGTGGTGGGCAGGGAGCTGACGGCAAGGGCATCAAGTCCATCACGGAGGAATACTACCTTTCCTCTTCATCGGCCACCACAACCGGAGGCGAGTGGCAGACAGACTCTCCGGCGTGGAAAAACGGCTGGTATATCTGGACCCGGACAAGGATAGTCTTCACTGACGATACTTCCACCACAACGAACGCCATCTGTGTGACTGGCAGCAAGGGTGCAGACGGTACAAGCATTACCAATTGCGGTGAATGGGAAACCGGAAAGCATATACCTTACATGGGTATTACCAAGATGGCCGGACGTGTGTTTTTATGTGTCGCTCCTGATGGTACCGACAATCCTCCGATGTGGACTCAGACGACCAATGAGGGGCGCCGTATCCTGCAGACCCAGAACGGCGGCAAGTCCTACGGTTATACCATTACCGGGGACTTGAATACCGCTGAGTATGAGCTGCTGGTGGAGAACGGCCAGGACGGGCGTGACGGTAGGGATTATGAATGGATTTTTAAGCATACTGCGGAAAATATCGCTCCGGCAACCCCTGCCACATCACAGGTGGATGACTATGTGCCGTCCGGCTGGCATGATGACCCGATTGGGGTGAGCGAGAGCCTGCCATACGAGTGGGCTTGCTGCCGAACTAAGAAGGACGGTGTATGGAGCGCGTTCAGTCCGGCCGCCATCTGGGCCAAATGGGGCTTTGACGGTGAGTCGGCCATTGTAGCCGATTTCGACAATGAGATGGAGAGTGTGGCGTTGACATACGAGGGAAAGACTGTTTCGCAATCCGTGCTCAATACAACCGTCGGCATGTGGTATGGTACGAAGAAGCTACAGCTCAAGTCCATCTCATGCGTGACGCCTGCCGGTGTCACGGAAAGCTACAATGTCAATACGGGTGTGATAGCGTTTACCGTGGCTTCCGGCATTTCGATGCCTGCACGCTCAGAGGTCAGGATAACCGTTACGGCTACGGTACAGGATACGGATATAAGCCGTGAGCTGGTGTTCACCATTGCCGGTGTACGTGCCGGTAATCCGGGCAGTGATGCGATACTCTATAGGCTGGTGCCTTCCGTATCTTCAGTAAGCAAGCGGAAGGATGGTACCTACAGTGTGGCAAGCGTGTCATGCACACGCACCAAGTCTGTAGGCGGTACCACTTCCATCACGACTGACGGTGTGCTGAAATACAGTAAGGACGGTGGTTCGGAGGTCGAGATACAGAACGGCACGGCCATTTCCCCGAAGAACTTCACGACGCAGCTGCAGTTCGTGTTCTACGTGGGTGGGCAGGTCGTGGACCGGGAAACTATACCCATGGTTGTGGACGGCAACGACGGTAATCCAGGAAAACCTGGCGGTGACGGCGAATCCGTCAAGGCTGGCGGTGAGTGGCGCACGGCTAATACTCCATACAAAAAGCTCACCATCTGTACGATGGGGAGTCGCTCCTGGCTCTCAAAGGTTGACACTTCGAATCCACCTCTATGGACTCAGACAACTCATGACGGGAGGCGAATCACTCAGACCCAGAACGGCGGCAAGTCCTACGGTTATATTATTACCGAAGAAGTGAACACCGACGAATGGGAACAACTGACATCAGACGGCGGCATGGTCTATCTCATCAGTACATGCAGCAATATACGGGTGAGCAATGCCGGTTCGCTTGTTCCTTCAGCTTTCCGCGTCTATGCCAAGCGGACGCTTGGTAGCGCCACATTGACTTATCCGGACGGATATCTGACCGCACGGGGGTACAGCAACGGGATATGGAGCGCCATCGCAGGGCCTTCGAGGGCTTCCGAGATTACGGTCAACGCTTCTGCAGGGTATTCAACGTTTTCAGTCCGCTGTTACCAGAGCCAGGCTGACGCTTCGGCATGGAATGACAGTTTCATTGCGGAGATATCAGTGGGTGTCAGCTATGACGGAGCAAGCGGACGAGACGCCAGCGAGCCGCGTCCGAGAGGTTTTTTCGCCAAAGGCAACACATATGTCTGGAATGAAGATTACCATGACATCGTACTGGCCACATTCAACAATCGAACCATTCCGTTTCGGGTACGGGCTTACGGTACGTCGGTCACTGTCGCACCCACCTCGATAGACGGTGATGCGAATTGGGAGGCGGCACAGCAGTTTATGTTTGTAGCTATGGATATGGCTTTAGCGAGAAAAATACGTGCTGATGAAATCCTTGTGGATGATTTGGTGGTACAGAACGTATTGGCAAGGGATAAGAATGGAAATGTCACTTGTAGCATTGATGGTGAGACTGGAGAAGTCAATGTTCAAGGAAAAATTACAGCGACAGCGGCATTCATAAAGATACATGGGTTTAGTTCCAATGAAGGCTACTTTTACCTGAACCCCAATTTTGGTTCGGATTTTGGCAATGGGCGTCCCAGTAGAATAGGCCAAAGTGAATACATGCTTCCCAGCTCTGCCCAATGTGTGGGTATGAAAATATCCTTGATCATATATAATAATTCTTCAGGGAGCACATATGGCTATGTGTCAGTTGTGACATCGGACGGATTTAATGATATGGAGTTGGTTGACGGTCAATACCATTATTGCAATAAAGCTCATATCACAGAGCCTGGTGTTTATGAATTCATATCATTGGGAGGAGTCTGGATTTCAACCAATAAAAATGGCATTTCGTATTCGTATGCTGATTTGGGTGACCATGATTACGAAAACCCGGTTAATTAACAAACTAATATAAATGGAAAGATGTATGAAAGTTTTTTATGAAAGCAAGTTAGCGAAATGGCTGCTGTGGCAGGGTTACAGCACCATCACATTGGGATGCTTCGTCTTCACCAAGAAAAGCAAGGAGGAGATGAAGCAGAGTACACTTAACCATGAGGCGATTCATGTGCGCCAATGGGAAGAATGTATGATTGCTTCGGCTGTGCTGCTGACGGTAATCATGCTGTTTACCGGATTCAACTTATGGGTATATCTACTTTGCCCGTTGTGGTTCTACCTTCAGTATGGGTTGGAGTATGCGATTTCATACGTTTATCACTTATGCCGTAACCGGTGTTGGATAAATGTAGGTGATAAGGCTTACGGCAATTCCGCGTTTGAGATGGAAGCGGAAGCTAACGAAGAGGTAGACGGTTATCTGGATGTGAGAACTCCTTTTGAGTTCTTCAGATATTACGGAAAAATTTGA